GGCTTGAAAGGGAGGGCTTGACTTTGCGGGGAGTCAACATAGATTCCCTTGTAACCTCATCACACTGGAGTCTTTCAATGCCGACGACCACAGGGAAGCGCCCCGCACGACCGACCCAAAGACCGACCGACGCAGAGTTGGTGAAGTTGTTGCGCAACGTTCGCACGATGTGGGACCAGTGGTGCGACCAGACCCGCAGCAAAAAGACGCTGAAGATGTTCAGCGAAATCACGAATCGGGCAATCGCCGCCGCCGACGCCCTAGAAGCCGCGCCCGCACCGCGTTGTTGCTGGCGCAGAGGCGAGTTTGTGTTTCACACGCCGAGCGGGATGAAGGGCGCGGTTATGGATGACAGTTGCCGCGAGACGGTCAATGTTAAATTCGCGGCGAACATGGGTCTTACGTCAACGGTTCCGGTCGAGGAATTACAGAAGCTCGAAAAAGATTCGCGCATCATTGCCGGTCGCGTAGTAACGCCAGCCGCCGCCCCCGTCCCAACGTTCCCCCGCGAGGGCACGGACGAGTGGGAGTCGCTAATAGCGCTAGTGGCGCAAGCGATTCGTGACGAGGGAATGCGCCCGTCGCGCGTCGGCGCTGAATCGACATCATATCGCCAAGCTCGTGCGGCCTTGCGTGTGGCGGGGGTAAGCGAATGACCGCCCCGCACTTCCAGAAAGCGGACCCCACCACGCGCCTCCCCCGCTCCCTCCGCTGGCTGTGCATTGCCTGTGGCCGTCAGCCGATGAATGACGAAGTGAGCACGGAGTTTTGCGCGCCGGGAGAAGCGGCGGGCTATTGCCCCAACTGTCAGAGCGGTTCGACCTTTGCACCGGAGGAGGATGTGGTGGAGTTTTTCGCGGGGATGCCGGACGACCCCCGTCCCCCCAAGACGGAACCGACGGCGACGGAAGCGCGGGATGCGTACTACTCGGACCCGAGCGACAGCCCGCCAAGTCAGTGGGATTCTTCGACGAACGGAGGCGCGTTCTGATGACCGTCCCCCTTGTTCCCGTCCGACCGATCATCGCATGGCGCGAAGAACGGCAAAGATACCGCGGCGATTCGTCGCCCAACTTTCAGGTGTGTCACCTGATCTACGGGGATGCCCCGCGTCAAGGACAAACGCCGCTCGCAATGGTGAATCGACGGCGCAAGACGCGGCGCAGTGTGTGGGTGACGGAGATTTCCCCCTCGTTCTCACAGACTTGGCACACTCCCGAGGAGCTTTTGCATCATGTTCAACGCCTCGTCGATGCGGTCGAGCGCATCGAATGGCCGGAGCCTTCCGATGACTAACCCCCCGTTGGGCCTCTCCGTGTCGGACGCGGCCACGCTCGAAGCGATGTTTGCGCCCGAAGCCGAGGTCGAGGACTTTCACCGTGGAGCGAGCGAACAATGATCCCCCCGATGCACGAGTTTCCGTGGACCGTGACGGCGCACGATGCGCGAGGGGCGGAACTGTTGTTCCCCGGCCAAGGCGAGAAAGCGATCATTGGCGTGTGGCGCGACGGCTGCTGGTCCTTCGCCTTTCTGCATCAAGACGGACAGGTGACGACGCACCAAGGCCGTCCCGGCGCAGGGCCGCACCGCGTCTTTCGAGAGGTAGCAGACAAGGCAGCATACGAACTCGAAGAATTGCTCAACATTTCGTGCGCCACCGATTTGGCGGCGTCGGTCGCCCAGATGACCCAAGGAGACAGCGATGAGCGAACTGACGCAGTGCAACTATTGCACGCTGGAAGCGATGAAGGAGCGTTGGCGCAAGGAGCACAAGGGCCAACGCCTGAAGGTGACATTCTTCAGTGATCCCCTCGGGAAAAGTCTTGCCTTTGGCCAACGCATTTTGTTCAACGGCGAGGATCAGCATTGCTGGTTCGCCGCCCTCACCGATCATTGCATATGCTAAATCCTCCCCGCTTAACGAAAGAACAAGCGGCCATCATTGGCGCGTACACTGGATTTTCGGCAGGACCGTTTGCCGATATTCAGGAGTATGCCGAGCGCGTCTTCGGTCGCCCGATATGGACGCACGAATTTGCGGACAAGGCGTTGAGTGAGGAGTTGCGCGCTAAGGCTAAGCCCGACTTTCTCGCCCTCTGCCATATGGTGGAACCGTGAGCGCCCAACCCCGTCCCGTCAGCACGGCCAACTCGCCCAACACGCTCTTGGTCGTGAAGCAGCACATCGCGGCCAACATCACGGAGGCCGATGATGAGATCGCCCGTCTGCAAAAGCGGTTAGAGCAAGCCATCGCTGACCGCGAAGCACTGAGGGCCATAGCGCGAGCGGCGGGGGTCAATCTCGATCCTCCTGCTGAACCCGTAGTCTCTCTCTCACCGGACCCCTAATGAACGCCGTTTCGGTCCCGGTCGTCCTCTCGGAGCGCAGCGAATGAGATACCTGAAGCTGAAGCAAGTCAACGAATCTGTGACGCTCACCGTGACGGCCTGTGCCCCCGCGACGAGTGGGCAATACCCTGGTATCGTCTTTGAGGGGGATGCGAACGGGGAGCGGGTGGGCGTCGAGTTGCCGCCATCGTCGGCCCAGCGTCAGTTATCGCGCCTCAACTTGGATTCCTCGTCGGTCGTGGGGCAGACCATCACGATCAGCCGCGATCCCAACCCAGCGAAACCCGCGTCGCCGTACTGGGGCATTGTGCTCGCGTTGCCGTCGCAGGCCAAAGCCCAACCCGCCTCTCGTCGGCTCAACCCCGGAGATGAAGCGAAGCCGTTGCCCGACGCCCCGCCGTTGGAGTTTGCGCCCCCCGAGGATGAGCCGCTACTCGGAAGTCCCAATCCCGGCATTGCTGGGCTCAAGTCTCAGAACGATGGGAAGGCTGCCTCGCTGGAGGCGATGTATCTGCGACTCTTTGATCGTGTAGCGCTCCACATTTCCCATCGCCTTGATTGCGATATGGCTGCCTGTTCGGACGCAGTGCAAGCGGCGACGGCCAGCATCTTCAGAGAATCCTGTAAGCGGGGGCTCGTATGAGCGAACCTTTGCAGGATCGGCAATGCCCGAAGTGTCTCACCCTTTTTGCTCTCGGGCGACACGCCTCCTATGTCAAAAGATGGTGGGGCGCAGAATTTCTCGCCGTGCGCATTCAATGTGATTATTGTGGTTATGAGACCGGCCACCGCGAGCCCGTGGGGGAAAACCGTGAAGCGTAAACGCCCCCGCCCCAAGCTGACGAGCTTCAATTTCCTCGTTGACTCCAAACACTTAGGCCTCGAAGTGAAGCCGGACGGTCGCGTGATGGCGGTTGCGGACGAGTGCGCCAACCTGATGGCTCCGGGTGAATCTCCCTACGACGACGCACCAAAACAGCGCGGCCCAATTACTGCCATCCCCGTCGTGTCGTGTACGAACGAGCGCCCGTTAGCCGGACTGACGCCTATCGTTGACGCGCTCGCTGAGTTCAATTCGTTGCTCAAAGCTCCGGCGCTCAACGATGTGGTGCCGCCTTACGGCTTTGCCTGTGCGATGTGTGGCGAAGAACGGGTGTTTGAGGCTGGCACAATCGGCTTTCACTGTTGGTCGTTTTTGATGGTTCCCCATCCTCCTGAAATCCAATGAGCGACGGCTTTACGCGCCCCTTTTCGTGCGGCACCGAGTACGGAGATTGGGTGGAGAATAACTGTCGGCGCTGCGCTCTGGGCCGTTCAGAACATACGCCTGTTTGCGAGATTGACCACGCGCTCCTCATGGCCATGTTTGGGCGGGGCGTGATTCCTGAACGCATTGGCGAACGACTTGGGACGACGGGCGAATGTCCCGAACGCATCGAAGAAGATGAGGCGTGGAAGGGCGCGCCGAGCTATGACGCCGAATTACTGGAGGCGGATATGGCGGAAGCGGAGCAACGGGCAGAGGAATACAGTGCGAGAAATCATGCGAAATATGATGATGCGTTCTGGAAGAAACTCGCCAATGACATGAAGTTGCTTCCCCCGACGGCCCCGCCGGAGAGGCAATGAGCGGCCAGACGGCCTAACGGCATTTCGCCAAACTTGATACTTGCGCTTTGCCGCACTCCCGCTACATTCGCTCGTAACATACGTACACATACGATGGTCTATTGACTCTACATTGGAGCATTGCCCCTCTGAGCGACGACGCCCGCTGTGTTGATGCTGATGTCCCTGATCGCTGGGGGTCACACAATGCCGCGGGTTTTTTCGTTCCCGGCCCGCTCCCCGCCGTCTCGCCCTTTCTCTGGCTGATGAGCATGCAAGAGTATCAAGGCCCCGCCGCCGCTCCAGCCTACATCGCCAAAGCCTTTCTGACCCGCGCCGCGATTGCCCGCCGCACCACGGCCCAGCGCGCCCGCCGCCAAAGCCTCGGGAAACTCCTCGCCGCGGTGCATCCGTGAGTATCCCCGGCCACGCCCCCCACGGCTTCCGCGCCAAAAAGCGCCCCACGAAAGACTCCGAAACCAAAGCCCTCAACGCCCTCCAAGTCTTGTTCGACACCACGGGCGTCGAGGAGTACGGCACCTACACCGATCCCGTCACCCACCAAGAAACGCCCGTCACCCGCAAAATCCTGATCCTCCTTGGCCTCAAGCACGGCGAACAGGGCGAGTTCCCTACGGTCAGGCAGATCATCACCGAGCAAGCCAAAGCCGCCCTCCAACTTGGCATCGACCCCAGCTTGAACCGTCTCCGGGAAGATGCGGAGAGTGAAATCTTGGCCCGCAAGCCCGCGGAGATTGTGAACGAATGACCGACTGTACCGCGGTGGTGCTGTACGCTCCCCCGCCGATGGCTGAACACGTGCCGCTTTCCCAACGCAAGGCTGCCAAACTCAAGCGTCGGGCCGCGATCGTTGAGAAAGTCTGTGCCCGAATCGCTGAAGGCGCGCTCATTGCCAACGCCGCCAAAGCCGAAGGCATTAGCTATCGCACCTACAACGAGTGGATTACCGAACAACCGCACTTAGCGCAGATGAACGCGCGGGCGCGCGAGATGGCGGCGGACGAATTGGCCGACGAAGCGCGGCGGGTAGCGGATGGCGTGGATAGCTTAGGTGAAGCCGCGCAACAACTTGCGGACGGGGAGATTGAAGGAATGGACCCCGATAAGCAGCGCGAGTTTTTGGCCCGATTTGAGAGCAGCCGAGTGACGCGTGACCGCTTGCGAGTGGATACGCTCAAATGGACGGCAGCCAAACGCCGACCCAAGGTCTACGGGGACAAGATGGACCTGACGAGCGGCGGCGAGAAGCTCGAAGCGCCGCAAATGGTCGTGATTGGCGGTCGCTCTATCACATTTTGAGCAGTACGAAAAACGGTAGATGCGGTCCTAGCGACGGGAAACACTAGTCGTGTCACAAAAGCCTGAGACATTCTTTACCGCGACCCCGGCGCAAGCCAAGTTCGCGGATGCGGTGTTTAGTGGGGCGTATCGCTATCTGGCGTACGGCGGGGGGATTCGGTCCGGCAAGACGGCAACCTCGCTCATGCTCGTTCAATCGCTCTGCAAGGTGTTCCCGAAGTCGCGCTGGGCGATTGTCAGAAAGGATTTGCCAACGCTCCGGCGCAATGTTCTGCCGAGCTTTACCAAGTTCCGCGTCCCTGGCTTCACGGGGGAGGTCAACCAGTCGAGTTGGACCGCGGAGTGTACAAACGGCTCCCAGATCATCTTCTTTACGGAGAGCTTGTCGGAGGACCCTGAACTCAACCGCTGGCGTGGGTTGGAAGTGAACGGGTTCTTTTTGGAAGAAGCGAACGAATTGCAAGAGGTGAGCTTTCGGAAGGCGATTGAGCGAGCGGGAAGCTGGGTGGTGCCGAACGGAGGGAATCAGCCGCCGCCCTTAGTGGTGGCGACGTTCAACCCCTCGGCAGGCTGGGTGAAGCGGACGTTCTACGATCCCTACATGGCGGGGACGCTGGAGAGCCCCTTCTATTACCAGCCCGCCACGATTGTAGATAACCCGCACCTTCCACAGGATTATGTGGAAAGCTTGAAGTCCTTGCCGGAACGGGATTACAAACGGTTCGTGGAAGGCGACTGGAGCTTCATTTCGGGCGCGTTCTTTGACGAGTTGCAGTGGGCGACGCACCGGACGGACAGGCTCGACGATCCCACGGCGACGACGGTTCATAGACGATGGGCGGCGCTCCCGGAGTGGTGGCGGTATTGGTGCTCGTACGACTGGGGCTATCGGCACCCCGCGGTCTTTCAGGCGTTTGCGATGAACGGCGGCGGTCAGGTGTTCTTGCTTGATACGGTGAGGATGCACCGCTTAGACGACGAGGAGCAGGCGCGGACGGTCGCGGAGACAATGCCGCCCCTCGCCTTACAGCAGGGCGCGTTTGCGGGGCATGACGTCTTTGCGAAGCGGATGGCGCACACGCCAGGCCATGAGACGGTCGCGGATGTGTTCTGGCGCTACAAGATTCGGTTAGCGAAGGCCAACATTGCGAGAGTCCAAGGCGCGGCAGCGATGCGACGGATGCTGACGCGGAAGCAGAAGGACGGGACGCTTGGCACGCCGCGGCTCTTGGTCTGCGACACGCCGGGCAATCGGTGGGCGTTTGAGCAGTGGATGGAGATGGTGCCAGACCCTTTGAACCCAGACGACGTTCAGAAGGTAGACGCGAACGAGGACGGGGAGGGTGGCGACGACGCGGCAGACACGACGCGCTACGGGTTGGCGAGTCCGACGTGGCTGCCGATCGAACCCCACGGGGAACGCCCGATCGTGAAGCAGGGCGATCCTCCGAAGCAACCCGACTGGATTGATACGAACACGATCGACGGCGATGATGATCCCCGCGGCGCAGAAGTGCCGGGCGGTATGTCGAGCAGGCTTGGTCAAGGTTGGTAGGTATGCAGGTCAGGCTTTTTCCTTCTGATAGGACTGGACAATGGACACCCCGAACATGATGGCCACGCCGCCCGGTGGTCCGCTCCCGGCGGGCGACGGCTCGGACACGAACGAGACGCAGGGCGCGGGCGAGTACGATTGCACCTGTCCCAAGTGCGGCCACACATTCACGGTCGAGCTGGAAGATGGGAAAGCCGTGCCGGAAGATCAGGGCGGCTCCGATGACTCGGCCTCAGACAATGGGGCCGGGACGCCCGACTTAGGCGACGAAGAGGACGGCGCGTCCTCGTTCCGCTTTGCGCGGAAGTAGCTCATGACCACTACACAGGCGGTTGGGAACCGGACCCGCGTCGTGTCGAGTGCCGACGATGGGAAGTTTCTGTTGCTCGCCGAACCCAATTCGGTGGGCGGCATTCAATGGTCGGGCACGTGGACGATTGAGTTCTCGCCGAGCGACGATTTCGACGGGACGCTGGTCGTGATGGGCCGCGCTCCTGGTCGCGCCGCCGCGCAAAATCCCCCGGCCTTTGTCCCGATGACGTACCAAGCGGATTTCTTGAATGGCCTCACGCCCCTCGATCCGACGCAGCGTCAGAACGCGGTCATTACGGACGCCTCGTCGATCACGGTCCCCGCGGTGGGGAAGTCAATTGCGCTCTTGGTGTCCTGTGCGCGGGGCACGATGACGGTCGAGACGAACGCGCAACAGCAGTCCTAAGTTTGTAGGTCCGTAGGTCAAGACAATTCCGTAGGTCACTCTCTAAGCCCCGCCAAGCGGGGAGGATAGGCGTATGTCCAGCACCCTCGTCTTAAACGGCACCATTGGCTTCCCGTCCAACCGTCAGTTCATGGCGGCTTCGGGCAAGATGTTTTCCGTCACGAACCCGACGCTAGGTACAGGCGTGGCCTACGCGCTCAAAACGGGCACCAGCGCGACGGCCAACGGCTTCTTCAACGTTCAGAACACGAACCCGGTCGGCGGGGCGAACATCATCCTCGATCGTCTGCGGATGATTCAGACCGCGACGGCGGCGACGGGCAACCTGTCGTCCCGTTTTGAGTTCATCTCGGAGAATACGCTCGTCGCCCTCACGGGGAGCGTCGCCACCATCAGCCCGGTCAACTTGAACTGGGCCTACGGCAACACGACGGGTGCCGTGGTGCAGATGTTCTCCGCGGGTGCCGCGACGGTCCCCGCAGCGGTGGGGACGCGCCGGACGTTGGGCTGGGCCTCGCTCAATACCGGCCCCTCGATCTTGTGGGATTCGCTCTCACTGGAGTTTGGCTCGGATGGGTCGTCGGTGGGCACCGCGCAACTCACGGCAGCCAAGGCAACGGCAGCCGCGGACTATGTGGTGGCTGCGCCGCCGATCGTGATTGCCCCACAAAGCTCGGCTTGGTGCAATTTCTACATCGTCACGCAAGCGGCCAACATTCCGAGCTACGAGTACCAGTTGACCTTCGCCGAAATCTAGCCCTCTGACTCTGAGGAGGGTCATCGTATGACGGTCCAAACGAACGGGCTGTACGTCGGCCAAGCGGTGCCCGCCGTTGTCCGGGCGGTGGATGGCTTCGCGCACGACACGACGACGACGCAGTACACGGCGGGCGATGTGGTGTCCAACGGGGCGGTGACGAACCTGATGCGCTTTCCGCTCGCTCGCCAAGCGGGGGGCGCGGGGTACATCGTGAAAGGGCAGCTAGAGACCAACAGCAAAACGTTTCTCTCCCAGATGCGACTCTACCTGTTCATGGTCCCAGCAGGCGTACCGGGCGTCGGGATTACGGTGGCGGCGGATAACGTCGCGGCCACGCTCGCCTACGCCGATCGCGGCCAGCGGGTGGGGTATTTGGATTTTCCGTTGCTGGCGACGGGCGCGGGGTCCGGTTCGACCACCAGCTACGCGCTCTGGACGGGCAATCTGGAATTTCACTGTAACCCGACCGACGATACGCTGTACGGGTATCTCGTGGACAACACGGGCTCGACCCCAGTGAGCGGGCAACTGTTCAGTGTAAAGTTGTCGGCGGACGTGTACTAGGTGGTGTACTAGCCATGTCGTACGGCGACGCCTGCTTTACCCTGCAACGGCGTTTACGTCGTACGGGCTCATCGGGCGGCGGGGGCTTAGGCTCGGCCTTGGTGTTCAGCTACCAAGCGGCGGTCCAAGGCGGGAGCTTTGGGAGCTTGGGCGGGACGTTCACCAGAGCCGATTCCACGACCTGTGCCACGTACATCGACAACAACGGCGTCATTCAGACAGTTCCGGCGAATATCCCCCGCATTCAGTACACGAACGGGCAGCCGGGGTTGTTGTTGGAGGGTACACGTCAAAACAAGAACTCAGATTCGAGTGACTACTCCACGGGATTATGGGCCAGAACAAATCTCACGTCTGTCCGTAATGTTACTGGACCAGCCGGGGTCGCGAATTCCGCGTGTACGATTACAGCGTCAGGAGCAGACGGTCACTTTAACCAAGTAACCGGCACCAATCTGATTGCTGGAACCAGTGCTGGGGTCACTATTCATGTAAAGGTGGGTACTGGGGCGAGCTTCGCATATGTTGGAGTAACCAACGATGCGGTACAGCATCGTGTGTGGATAAACCTGACGACGGGTGCGACGTCTTCAAAAGATCAAGCAGGCGATACCGCGATTGTGACAGTCCTCGGTGCGAATTGGTATCGCCTTGCACTGGCATTTCCAGCCACCAACACAATCAATCCGAATTATCAGGTGGGTATTTCTCGTACGACAGGAGCGACGGATAGCCAGAATGGAGACACTGCGCTGGTCTTTGGAGCGCAGATTGAACAGGTTGTCTCTTTTCCGTCGAGTTATATCCCTGTGGTTGGAGGTCCTTCTATTACACGGGCGCAAGACGCGCTCAAGTTTCCATTGCCGCTCGGATTTACTCCACAAAGCTGCACCGCATACATCGCGGGGTTTGAACAGGATCATAGTACGGCAGATTCGAATGGGTTGTATTACATAGTTGGTTCTACAGCGAACTCCGGAAACCGCTTGTTGGACTACAGCTCACAGGCAGGCGCCGCAGGTGGCGCCGCACGTGCACAGCATACAGCCACACCAAACACGGCTGCTTCAGGGACATGTAATCAGAATGACTTCATCGAAGTCGTGGGACAGTTTCTCAATGATGGCTCGTGTATCTCCATCCAATGCATCAATAACGGTACCCCAACGAGCGGCGCCGTATCAGCGGCAGCACCCTACGAAGCGGCGTTCTCTTCCCAATTCATCTCCCTCGGCACGAACGGAACGGGGAACGGAAATTTTGTCCTGACGGCGTTCAAGCTCGCAACCGGCGTACACACGTTAGCCGAGATGCGTGCCGCATGATTATCGCTGTCTCCGCGCTCGGCGCATACCTCCTCTTCGTCCGTTGGCTCATCTTCTGGCGGGGCGACTTTCGGACGGTCTATGTCGGCTGGATTGCGATGCTTCTCCGGTGGCGCGGAATGGAAGCGATTACCCTCGGTCCTACGTGCTGTCTGGCTCAGCGCGGTTTCGTCCTGAGTCCTGACGGCATCATTCACGAACGGACGCATCTCGCCCAGCAGCGGGCGCATTGGTGGTTCTTCTTTCCGCGCTACATCGTCTTGGCGCTGGTGCTTGGCTACCGCAACGAACCCGACGAAGTGGCTGCCCGAAAGGCGGCTGGAGAACTCTAGATGTGGTACTTGAAGAACGGCCAAGGCCAATTCCTCCGCATGACGTCAGCGCGGCACGACTTGGCGCAAACGCCCGAGGGGCGAGCACAGATTGTCCGCGAGTTGAGCGCCGCGAAACCGGACGACTACACGTGGACCCAAGACACGACGAACGCCATCCCGGTTGATCCTTCACCTGACCAGCAATGACGCAACAGACTGACTTTACGACGCTGCCCAATCCGGGCGCGGTTGAGCCGTACCAAATCCGGGCGAGTAACGCCACGGTCGGCGCGGTGTTGGCCGTGGGCGCGGATGGCGTCCCCGTGTGGGATGCGACGAGCGCCTTCCCGGTGGGGGCGATCACGCCCGGAACGGCGCGGCAACTCATTCAGACGAACGCGGGCGCGACGGCGGCAGAGTGGACGAGCGGCATCAGCGTCACGGACCTCACGTTCTCGACGCTCTTGGCTTCGGTCACGGCCTTGGCCACGCCCAGCGCCTTGGCGGCGACGGCGGCCAACCATTTCGCGTCCACCGTCTCGGGTGCGGTCGTGATGGGCTTTGGCACCACGAACGATGTCACGCTCAAGAACCGCGCTGGCACCAATGTCGTCGGGGTCACGGCCAATACGCTCGACGTCACAATGGCGGGGGCGCTGGCGATTACAGGAGCCCTGTCGGGCGTCACCACGCTAGCGACCTCCGGCGCGATCAACTCGCAGACGATCAGCGCCGCGGCCAACTTTACTGGGACGGTTGCGATTGCGACGAGCGTCACCGTCGGCGCGCCCGGCGCGATTGCGTTCAACATGGGCGGCGCGGCTGCTGCGGTGACCTCCTGTTCGTCACTCGTCAAAGTGGTCACGGGTATTGCCGATAACACGGCGACGACGGTGATGACGATTACGGTCCCGAACGCGGCGCATGGCGCGGTGGTGCAGGTAACCATTGTCGGTCAAGCGGGCGCGGGCGGCGCGATCGGCGCATGGGAAGATGTGACGAGCGTGAGTTATAACATCTCCGTGGCACGGACAGCGGGTGTGGCGATGGGCGCTACCGTCTCAACTGCGTTCGGATCCGCCGCCGCGGTGGTCGTTGGCGCAGGGACAATGACTTGCGTTGGGGCGATCACGCTGAACGGCGAGGGCGTCGGCGCAACCAATACGGCCAGCTTCAAAGCCACGATTGACCAAAGCTCGACCGCCACGAACCATCGTTGTCTTGTGTACGCGACGATTGTGAATAGCAACGCCACGGGCATCACGATTTCCTGAGCCTTTATGAGCGAGATTCGGAAAGGGATTACGCCGAAACAGGCGCACGCGATTCGGACGATGGGCGCTGGCATCGAAGCGGCGACCAAAGCCCGCGACGCATATGTCGCTGGCGTGCTTGGCGCGTTCAGCGATGTGCCACCGTCGGTCTCTTGGGTTATTGGGGAGGACGACACCTTGACCCTCTCCACGCCTGAGCCTGCTGAGTAGTGGCGATGCTCAGGATGGACGACCCGGCGATTCAGGGGGATTTGAAGCGGGTCTACGCTACGCATGAAGCGCAGCACGCCACGCCGCACGGGAAGTTGGCGTTCAAGAAAGCGTTTCACTCGATCCACAAAGCGGGCCACGGTGTTCACGCCGCCACTCGCATTGGTCACTTAGCCGCGCATCGCGCCGAGGGTACGTTGCGAAAGAGAGCGAAAGTCAAACACAGTGCCGCCCATCCGGGCTTCAAGGCGTTGGTCAAGCAAGGGGTTCCGCCCGGTGCACTCGCCAACGCCGCGCGAAATGCGAGCGCCAAGGCGGTGGCCGCGAATCCCCGACTGAAGCGCGTCGCAGGCTTCAAGAAGAAGGGCGCGTAGGGATGCACGTCAACCGGAAGAAACTGGCCGCGCAGCAAGCCGCGATTCAATCCCGTGTGCCGCCTGGCATGATCGAAGCCGTCGCCAACGTCGGCGTAGCGATTGCCCACGGCGGGGACTCGATTCTTATGCGGACGATGATGGCGGTGGTGAACATGATGGTCGAGAGCGCGAAAAACCGCATCGCGGTCAACATCATCCCCGAGCAAGGCTGCTACGTCCAGCGCAATCGCTGGGCCGCGGCGAAGAAAGCCGTCGAGCACAACATGACGCATGTGCTCTACGTCGATACCGATATGGGCTTCCGGCCCGATGCGCTCCTCCGACTCCTCGCGCACAAAAAGCCGATTGTAGGCGCGAACTATTGGACGCGTTCCTTCCCCATGTACTCGACCATCAAAATGCCGGGCACCGACGGCCCGACGCAGGAAACGCGGTCGATGAACGTGGAGGAGATTCCCACGGAGTTGTTCGAGTGCTTCTCGGTCGGCACTGGCTTGATGCTGGTCGATGTACGCGTATTCAAGGCGTTGCCGCAGCCGTGGTTCCAAGTCACGCACCAGCCGGACGGAAGTTTACAGTACGGCGAAGATGTGTGGTTCTGTAAGCACGCTCGCGACAACGGCTTTAGCGTCTGGTGCGACCCGAACATTGAGGTCGAACACTTGGGCATCTTCGAGTACAAGGACCACGAGCGCTGGGACGCAGACGGCATCCGCAATCCGGCCAACGAAGGGCGCATCGTCGCAGAGGCGACGGACCACACGGAGAACGCTGAGACACGAGCCGAGGTTTCGGTTTGATGCTCGCGCTGGCGCTTTCGTTCGCGGTCGTTGGCTTGGCCTTCTGCTACACCGTCCTCCGCATTGCGGGGATGCTGGGCGGAAAGCTCGCGGAGTCGGTAGACCGCTATTTGAAAGTGTTGGAGCAGAAACACGCCCCGCCCAAAGGGACGAGCGAAGCGGAGCCGATCCCCGATGATATCGTGGCCCACGTGCTTTCGACGCGCCATGCGAAATGGGCGCAAGAGCAAGAGTTTGCCTTTGCCCGCGAGAAGTACAACGAGTACGGCCAGTGGCCCCCCGTTCGCGTATTGATGGGCATTGGGAACGGCGAGGAGCCTGAGTGACCGTCCCCGGTATGGCGATGGTCCCGTATTCTGATCGCGCAGGCGGCATTTCGACGCAGGCGTTGGCGCTCGACGAGTCGGCGGACGAACAGGCGCAAGCCAAGAAGGAACGCGACGCGGCGCTCAATGCGCTCTACGGCACCGCCTTTCCGCTCATTAGTGAGAACGGCGACGCGGAGCGCGACGGGCCGTGGGTCGCGTGGGCCTCAGCCCTGTGGCAGAACCGCGAAGCGTCCATGACGTATCCGCTCTGGATCGCGCAGCGAAACCGCGAGATGTGGGCGGGCAGACAGTGGATCGACTCGACCGCGGTAGGCCGAAAGTGGATCACGCCCCGAGCGCCGGGGGATGCGGTACGGTTTGTCGTGAACGTGACGAAAGCCGCGTTGGATTTGCGGGCGCAGATTGTCTCGGAGCAGCGCCCCGGCTTTAGCGTCGAACCGACGAACCGCGACGCGCAGAGTAAGAAGAAAGCGGAAGCAAAGCAGTTGGCGTTAGAGTATGCGTGGAAAGAGATGGGCATGGAGCAGATCATGGGCGAGCTGGCCCACTGGTCCTCGACGGATGGCGTGGCGTTCACCGAGACGTACTGGGACGACAACGCTGGGCCGTGGCACGAAATGCTCACGAAGCAGAAGATTCGGCTGGGCGATGTGCGAAAGCGCGTCTTGCGGATGGACGAAGTGCGCGTCTCGCCCAACGCGACCGCAACGGTCGCCCCGAATTGGATTTGCGTTCATCGCATTGTGCCAACGAACGAAGCCGTAGCGCGCTGGGGGGAATCGGTCGCGGACCAAGCGACGAAAGACGGTGCGCTCAAAGGGATGGGGACCCAAGGACTGGGCAACTTTACCGATGCGGGCCGTCAAGATGATCGTTTCTTAGACACGCCAACGCTCGATGAGTTTGCCGTCTATTGCGCGCAGACGGACCACTTGCCGAACGGGCTAGAGTTGCACGCGGTGGGGCAGAAGGTGACGTACCTTGGCGAACTCCTCTTTGGCCGTATCCCCATTTCGCGCTACACGGACGGCTCGAAGGACCCGGCGTACTACCCCATGCCGGATATGAACAACTGGGTCGATGACCAAATGGGCATCAACTCGGTCGTGTCGAAGATCATTGAAACGGTACGTCGAACAGCAGGCGGGGCGTTCCTCGCTCGTCCGCAAGCGATGACGACAGAGACCCGGATGTTGGGCGCGCTCTCCTTGATTGAAGTGCAAGGGACGGGGGCGCTGGACGATGTGGTCAAGTACCTCCCGCCCTCCGCGGTGGGCTCTGACGCGATGGCCTTGCTGCAATTCTTGATGGCGCAGTTTGAGCAGAAGTCGGGCTGGAACGATGCGACCCGCGGGAGTTTCAAGAGCGATACGTCAGGCCGCGCCATTCTCGCTATCCGTGAGCAAGTGGAGCGCATCTTCGCCCCGCTCGTGGGCGCGTTTGCCCGTGGGGCGGTTGAGGACGCGAAGAACACGCTGGCCGCGATGATGTGGGGCTACGAGTTGCCGCGAGAGATTGCGATTACGGGGAAGAGCCGCATTGACTTGGCGCAACAGATTAGCGCCGAAGATTTGGATGGCGTCTCGGACGTGACGATTGATCCTGAATCGTTGATGCCGATGCCTAAGAGCTTGAAACTCTCGCTGATGCAGCAGGATTTAGAGAAAGGACTGATCCCGCCAGACCAGTACTTGCGCCTCCGTCCCTTTGCGTGGATGCGCGATGTCGGGAACGGGGATGAAGATGACCGAGCGCGAGCGTTTCGGATTGCGGACGCGATTCGGAAAGGGATGCCGGAAGCGCAACTCAACGAGCAGTACCCGGCCCTCCCGATGGATAACGCGGCGGTGCATATGGACATTCTGCGCCGCGAAATCTTGCTCGATGATTGGCTGCCAAAAGAAGTGAAAGCGGTGGCGTTTGATCGCTACATGGTCTACCAGCAGATGCAGCAACAGCAAGTCGCCCCGCAACCAGGGACACCGGAAGCGAACTACCAAAACGCGCTCGACAAACTGCAACAGCAGGGCATCGCCGCGCTGAACACGGAAGCCTTGAAAGTGATTACGGCGCAGGACGGGTTAGCGCCACTCCCGAGTCCCGCCGCAAACAAGCCGCGAGCGATGACGGGGCCAGCGCCCAAGAAAGCACCGATGAAGAAAGGGTCGAGCTTAGACCCGATGCAAGCGCCGACGAGTACGAGCCGTGGCCCGGTGGCCGCCGCGCCGCTCGTTGATCCGAGCGAAGAACAACACGCAGGCCAAGCGTTCGACGCCGCCAGCGCGATGTAGTTCCGTAGGACAACCGAGTCGTGAGTCACCCTGCCGTCTACACACTTCGGTGTGGATCGCGGGGGTGTTTGCTTACCGCTCACCAGTAGGAGTATGACCGATGACCGCACCCGCTACGCCAACCGTTGCTTCGAGTTACAAAGCGCCCGCCGATGGTGGCCGCCCGATGAACCCGGAAGCGTTGATTACGGACGACTTCATGGCCGATGTCGTCGCGGGAGGGGAAGCGTACGAGAAGGGCGAGTATCGCCCAGATGCGAACGACCCGAACGACGCAGGACCGCCGCTCGCAGAGCCCAGAGCGGAACCCGTCAAGACGACGGAGGCCGCCAAGGTTGAAGCGAAGGGCGAGAAGGTTGAAGAACCGAAAGCAGGCGATGAACCGAAGGAGCCAGCCGAACCCTTAAAGCTGGCGACGGAGTTCACGCTGTTTGATAGCGACGGCGACGAGTTGGACATCGCTGACGTGATGGGCAAGATCAAAGAAATCGGCATCCCGTATAAGGGCGAAGTGCGGAAGCTCCCACTGGACCGTGTGGTCCGGTTGGCGCAGTCCGGCTTTGCGAACGAGAAATTGTACGGCGAGGCCAAGCACGCGATTGACAATTACCAAACGTTGGAGACGGATTTCACCGCCGCTAACGACAGCATTACCCGTCAGAACGCCTTCATTGAACGCCTTTTGACGGACGAGACGAGTTTTCAGCAGGCCCGCGAGAAGTTCGCCCAGTTCAATTCGCCCGAGTCCCGCGCCGAGCGCGCCGAACGCCGAGCGAAAGAATTGGAGACACGCATCGCGGAAGGCACACCGGGGAACCCACCCAAGACGGACACGGCCACCTCGTTCTTCCAGAATGACGTGAAGCCCGTCTTGTCGGAAATCCTCACCAAGTTTCAGGGCGCAATTCCGGAGGACGAGATTATCGGACGGTTCAACCGCTTGACCGCCAAGTTCGGCCAAGTGATTCAGCCGAAGGATTTTCCCGCCGTCAAAGAGATTGTCGATGACCTCGCGGCGTGGGCTGCCGGGGAATACGAGAATCGGGCGACGAGCCAGACGGCCATTCGGAAAGCGAAGGAAGAAAACACGCTCCTCAAAAAGCGCGTGGCAACGGGCGCACGGCCTACGGGTCGCGTCGCGACGGCCACGGACGGACAAGCGAAGGCCAAACCGAAGGGCCAGCCGACGAGCGACGCCAATCTGGACGCGCTGGTCGAAGAAGCGATGGCCGGAATGGATACCTAAGATACGGCTAGTCTGTCCAGCAATTTGAGGAACCACACACTCACGCATTTCACTGGTTCCTAGAGGGACCCATCATGTCGATTTCCCTGTCTGATGCGGCCATTACCGGAATGTTGCTCCGCGTCTACAACGCGTTTGAGAACAACGTCTTTCCGGTCGTGACGCCGCTCGCCGCCCAGATTGATCGGGCGACGCCAAAATCGAAGCACAAAATCCGGTGGGGCGGCGAAAATGCCTTCTTCCCGGTGACGATCGGCCAGCCCGCGGGCTTCTACTCGTCCTCAAACGGCGCACTGCCGCCGTCCAGCGCCGCATTGGAACGTCAGGCGCAGGAAACTGTGAAGCGCATCTACGTCCGCCGTCAGGTGGATGGGTTTGCCATCACGGGCACCGCATCCAAGGAGGCCGCGTTCAAGCCGCTCGCCACGAAGATCATTCGGGAAGCGACCATCGCGTCCAAGCTCGGTATGCAGCGAATGTTGCACTCCGACTCCCGCGGCATCATTGCGGTCGTCGTCACGACGGGCACCACCACGGCAGTCGTCTCCAGCCCCTACGGCATCACGTCGGCGGGTCAGGGCGGCTTGACGATGGAGCAGTACCAGACGTACCAAATCCTGGACCCGAACAATTCGTACGCCGCTCGCACGGTGTCGAACGGTCCCGGCAACAACCGCATTACGCTGGCGAGCTACACGGAGTCAAGCGACAACGCCACGCTGTCCTTCACGGGCTCAGAGTCGGTCGCATCCATGACGATCGGTGACGTGTTCGTGCTGGCGACGTCGGCCTCGATCGCCTTCAACTCGACGGCGGGCGATGTGTCGAGCCAAGCGGGCGAAATCAACGGCTTGGTCAACATCACGAAGCGCGGCGGTTCTTCGACGTACAACTCGCTCCACAACATCTCGTCGGCGACGGCGGGCAACGAGCGATGGGATTCTGTCCGCATGGTCGCGGGCACCGACACGCCGTCTTTGAACGCGACCGAGGACGACATCTACAAGCTGTCGGTCAAGATTCTGGGCCGTTCGGGCTACTCGCCGATGGAAAGCCCCTCGGACTGGCTCTTGCTCGGTACGCCGGGCTTGCAGCAGCAGTTGGTCCAGTCCGTGATCGGTCAGCGTGTGTTGGCCGATGAAGTGGAACTCAAAGCGGGCTACAAGGGCATCCGCATTGCTGGCCTCCCCTTCATTGCGGACTACTGGTGCCCGGCAGGCACGCTCTACCTCCTCCACTTGCCGGACCTGTTCAAGATCAACGCCAAGGATTTCGGCTACGTCGTGCTGAACGGCGCAGGCCCGTGGCGCTGGATCGCCGACTACGACGGATTTGAAACGTCGTGGGGAGCCTACATCAACATCGGCACCACGAATCGCGGAGCCCACGGCTCGATCACCGGCTACACGGATTCATTGCGCGCGACACATGTCGTTGGCTAGCAACGACTTAGCGCGATAGGTTCAAGTACTTTCTGTGTGATAATCGCACGTGAACGAGGCTCTACCGGGTGGGCACTTCCGCTCATCCGGTACCCTCGGTGTGGGTGCGACGTTCTGAGGATTTTCCATGACCGCAACAGTACACGCGACCGATAACCGCGCTCGGAAAAAGCCGGGGCGATTCGGGACGGACTTTGAGTGCATCTCGGCGGCAGTCTCCTCGCTCACCGCGACGGCGACCACGCTGCAACCGTTGGCCACGCCCTACCCGCCAACCTCGACCGATGCGTATTACATCGAACGGGCGTCCATCAACTTCCTGACTCCGGCCAGTGATTCCGACGGGACGGTGATTGCGAAGCTCCAGAAGGTGCGCGGGGGCTCGGCGGGGACGATCATTGACCTGACGGCGACGTTTTCGATGGAGTCGGATTTTGCGACCACCACGCAGACGACGTTCGACATCCCACTCTTGACGACGCTGACGCAGGCGCAGTTTTCCTTCCTGCAAGGCGACGCGCTCTACCTCTCCACGGTCAACAACTCTGCCGCGATCGACACGCAGCCCGTCGCCGCGATTTGGGTTGAGTTTGCGGCGGGCGCATAAGGATGGGGACGTTGCTGGATAGTTCCGGCAAAGTAGACGGGTATCTCGGCGATGGACGGCGGATCGTCTACGCCGAGGTGCCCAACCCGGACACGCTAAAGGCGTTGCAAAAAGAACACGCGCAACTCGGGCTCCGGTTCTTGCCGATTCACAAAGAGTGGGCCGTGGTGTGGTACTGGTCGAGCGACGATCCAAGACGCCGCCATCGGCAGGAATTGGGCTTACCGCAAAATCCCGACGCGCACTCGATTGTCTGTATTCTGCCGCATGATTGTTCGCCTGATGAGGCACCGGGGTTTGTCCGCAATCACTTGAACTTGAACGCGGACGAGAAAGACGTGGCGCGAGCGATGGAAAAGGCCGTCGCGTCGAACGCGGCGCAGGAAGAAGTGTTGATGGCCGCGGCGATGGAGGACGTGATGAACCGCGTCGAACTCACCGCCAAAGGTTTGACGGAGCAGTTTACGGAGAACGTCGAGGACACGAACCACGTGGGCGAGTGGCAACCGATGAGCGCGAAAGAATTGCGCGACATTCGGGAACGGATGCGCGAGGAGAATAAATCGTGAGTTGGAACCGCGTCGAGTACAAGACCGCTGGGAGAGTACAAGCGGATGCCGAGAACTCGGCGCGCTGGGACACGACGACGGTGAACGCGCTCTTTGCGTTGACCTTTGACCGCGGCTGGCGCAGAATCCTGGATGCGGACGCCTGCTATCGCTACACGAAACTCTCGGTCACACCGGACTCTGATGGGTTCGTGACGCTCGCCAGTATTGAAGCGCAGATCACGCCAAGTCGCTTGTATCGCTGCATCGACCAGCGCACGGTCAGAAATCGTGGCTTGGCGACGTTGGGCGAAGTGGTGTTGGACCCGCTCGTCATTGGCACGAATGTCCGCTTCGTTAATCCGACGATCACGGGCACGGTCAGCTTGTGGGTCAACCATATGCCGCAAAACCCCCAGGCGTTTACCGGGGATACGGCAGACACGGACGCGGTAGACTGGCCGGACGGCGAAGAACTCGTCTTGGCGTACTACTTGGCCGCGATGTTGTTGACGAAGGGCGCGGTTGAAAGCGGAGCCGCGGGGGACTTGTTCCAGATCGTGGACCAGTTGTTTGCCGATATGCTGCAAAAGCTGATGCGGCGGACGACGCACGTAGGCCAATTCGACGCGACCGATAACGCGAACGATTGGAACGCGGGGATGAATTGGTAATGCGTTTAGTAGCGGTGCGATACTAATGGGCAGCTTTAGCGGATTGTCGTCGTCCTTGCATCGTCCGAAAGGGCTTCGCCCCTCGGGTGGGCGGATGTTGATGACGGACGCGCAGGCCGCGTTTAGTGATGGATTGAATACCGCAGCGGACCCGTCACACGTTGGGCCGAACGAGTTTCGCCGGGCGGAAAATGCGCTCTTGACTTCGTTTGGCGCCGCGGTGAAACGGCGCGGGACGCAGCGGACACACGCGAGCGCCTTTGCCGCCGACATTCAGGGCGGCTTTGCGTGGCCGCGGTTGACGGGCAATCAGGAGTTGGTCGTGGCCGCGGGGGTGCTCTACACGGGCACCTACGGCATTCCGATGAGTTGGACGAGTCAGGGAGGGACGCTCGATACCGCGGCGCGCATTGGGTTCGCCGCGTTTGTGCACGGCGCAACCCCTGTGACGTTCATCGCGGACGGTGGCTTACTCAACTACTGGGACGGCACGACGCTGACGGAGAACGTGGCGAATACCCCGAATTGTACGGTGCTCGCGGTGCAGAACAATCGCTTGTGGGGGATCACGGGCGACTCGAATATCCTGAGTGCGTCGGCGCTGGGCGATGGTGCCACGCTTGGCATCAGTGCGAGTAACGGCGGTCAGTTTGCGATTGCGACGTATGAGGGACAGCATTTGGTTGGCCTCTTGCCGATTGGCGCGAGTTTGATTCTCCTCCAGAATCAGGGCGTCTCTCGCGTGACGGGCTGGACGGCGGACGACTTCAATGTGTTGAGTGGGACACGGGGCGTCTCGGCGGATGTCGGGACAGTCTGCGCCCAGAGTGCGATTGCGGTTCAGAACGAAGGATTTTTCCTCAGTGACCGTGGCTTCTACTCCGTTACGGAGTCGGGCGTCGCGCCGATCTCGATTCAGATTCGGGATATGCTGGCCGGATTGTCGCAAGCGGACTGGGATCAAATCTCGGTCGCGCATCACGCGGCGATCTACGAAGTGCGCTGGTACATCCCTGGTCTTGGGGTGCTGTCGTTCAACTACCAGCTACGGAAATGGTCAGGGCCACACACGGGGATTTACACGAGCGCCCCGGTGGTCGATATGTGGGAGACGGTGGACGCGAGCAATAAGCCGATTGTCCTCTCCGCGCATAACGACCGCTTTGTGCGGCGCACCGAACGGCCCTCCTCGATTTGCTTGGATGATGTGCTGAGCACAGGCACAGGCGGGACAGCCTACACGCTCGTCATTAAGTGTCGCCGGATGTTCTGTAATGACGCGGTGACGGAGAAGGTCTACCGCTTTGCGTGGGTGACGTGCGATTTGCGGACGAGTGATCGGGCGGCGCTCAACGTGGAGACGGACTCGGACGCCGTGGTGCAACGCTTCCCGAACGATACGCCGTCCGGTGAGTGGGACGCGGAAGATGCGATCTGGGATAGTTTGAGCGTGGGCGGCGACCCGCCGTGGTACTGGGGCAGCGTAGCGTATGACCGGAAGCGGCTCCCGCTTACGGGCCACGGGGAATGGGTGGACCTGACGATTCAAGATGACGGCCAAGCGGAGAGCATCTTCGCTCGCGTCGATTTACGGGCGTTCAACCTGGGGGAACGATGACCGCAGGCCGCGTTTCACAACACCAAGCCGTGCCCGTCGTGATTCCGGTGGCGGGCGATGGGCTCGCATCGGCGGTGCCGCGAGCGACGCAGACGGCGACGATTGCGAGCTACAACGACCACGACGCCGATGGAACGATTCACGCGCTCTCTGGGACATTGGCGCAGCGCCCCGCCTTTGGGACGGCAGGCCGGAAATACACCACGACGGATTCCCCGCGCCAAGTCTGGCTCGATACGGGGACGGCGTGGGTCCAGTTGGATTACGCATCGAGCAGCGTCACCAATTCTGATGCGCTCTTTTACCTCTTTGCCACGAGAATCTAGCTATGGCCTCGACGCCGCAATTCACCGCCACGGTTCGCACCGAGGCCACCCCCGCCTTCAACACGGCCAACACGGGCCGCACGGGTTCCGGCACGATCCAGCAAGCCTTCATTGGCGGGACGAGCGGGAGCCGGGTGGAGCGTATCCGCATCAAGGCGCAGAGCACAACGACGACGGGCATCATCGTCATATGGACGTGGGACGGCTCAATCTACTCGATTTTCCAAGAGGTCGCCGTTACCGCCGCTACCCCCTCCTCAACCGTGACGGCCTTTGAGGCGACGGTGAATTGCGGGAACGTGAATCCGCTCTTTGTCCCATCCGGTCACGCGCTGGGCTTCTCGACCACGAAAGCGGAAGCGTTCGTCGCCACGGTCGTGGGCGGAGACTTCTAGCGATGGCGAACAACGGCTTGCTGGGGATTCCCGGCTCCGAACTGTTCGTCATTCCCCCAGCGGAGAGCGGGGGGTTCTTCATTGCGATGTGGTCCGGTCCAACGACAGCGGTTCCGGCAGGCTGGCAACTCTGCGACGGTTCAGGTGGGACACCGGATTTGCGTGATCGGTTCGTGGTGGGCGCAGGCAGCACGTACACGCCCGGCGATACGGGCGGTGCAACCACCAATACGCCGAGCTTTACGGGCGATCCGATGACTACGCACACGCACACGCTTTCAACCGGGGAAGTCGTCAATCGTTCGGTAGCTGGTTCGGACTTGCTCTGGTACAACACGGTTGACGCGGCTTCAGCGGGGACGCCAGTAGGCACCATTTCCGAAGTCCCCACGCTCCCCCCGTACTACGCCCTCTGCCTGATTGCTTATGTGGGCGGTGGTTCTGTTTGATGAGCGACCCCACACGGGACACGCAGTTAAGCGTCTTGATGCGACGGCAGTTGACCCGCGCCGGAAATAAGGTGGCGCTCCCCGTGACGAACGGGGCGACCACGAAAACGTACACCTTGCCCCTCGCCGAGCAGGACACGAGCTACGGGGTCCACGTGATTCCGAATTGGAATACGACAGTCTGGGTGACGGGCAAGACGACGACGCAGTGCACGATCAATTTCGGGACAGCCGCAGGCGCAAGCGCGTTCTGCGACGTCAACACCTTTCGGGAGCCGTAAGATGCTGGGACCAAAAGCCCTCACCAATCCGTGGCTTGCCGGCGCAGAAATCGCCCTTCCCTTCATTTCTGGCGGCCTCTCGGGTGGCGAACAAGCCGCGCAGGCCAAAGCGGACCGCGAAGAACGCCGCCGCGAGTTTTTGGCGCAACTCGCGTTGCAGAACCGTCAACTCGATTCGTCCAACGCGGTCAACGCCACCCATACGGCAGGCGCACAAGCCGGGATTCCCTTGATGGACCAAGCGTTCAGCGGCTTGCAGGCGCGGTTTGCGCTTGGCCCGTCAACGTTCGGGAACGCCGGAAATCAGAACCGCACAATGCAACAGGTCGCTAGTGCATATCGCCCCGGTCAGAATCCGAGCGTCAATGCGCTGAACGATGTGTACACGCAGGCGATGAGCCGCTTTGGCATCAATCCTCGCACGTATCAGGGGTAGGCGATGACGAGTCCCTACGTGGGGTCGAATTATTCGTGGTCAGACCAGATGGCGAAGAAAGTCCCGAAGCAAACGGATTTGCTCGACCAGACGTTAGGCCAGCGGTTCGGGGGAACGAGTAGCCCGGCGCAAGTCGGCCAGACGCCACCCACGATGCCCGGCCAGCGCGTCCAGCCTGTAACGCCCGCGATGGGCGCGACTCCCGCCCCGGCACAGCCAACCGCCCCAACACCGCCCGGCTCCACGCCGATGGCGGCTCCCACGCCGAGCTACATCAACCCGTTCAAGCCCGCTGCCCAGACGGTCGCGCCAACCGCGCCAACGACACCCCCGGCGACTCCTGCTACTACTCCGCCAGCCACGCCGCCCGGTCCTACGCCTGTCGCCTCCCCAACGAATCCCGTCCAACCGACGAACGTTGGCGCGGGTGGCCGAACGCTGAATACAGATTTGAATTGGCTCTTTGGCTCGAATCCGGACGGCTCGGCGAACGGGCCAAATGGCGGGGTGCCGATTCAAGGGATGGACTCGACGGGAGCCGCGAATCACGCGAACGACGCCGGAATGGCGCTGATTCACCAAGCGATCAACGCGAGCGAGCAGGGCGATACGTCGCTGGCGATTGCGATTAACGAGGCGTCACGCTCCTCCGGTGCCCCGCCCGGTAGTCCACAGTGGTGGGCCGCGCTGAATGCGTTGGCGGGTCCACAAATCGCCGTGGAGACCAACTCGGTACCGGGAACGGCACCGTCTATTGCCCCTGAGACAAACTCCGTGTTAGGCGGCGCTGGCGTGATAGCTGGTGGTCCACGAGCGAGTGTCGCCGCAGGCCCAACGGCTGGTGGAACGGCTGGTGGAACGGCTGGTGGAACGGCTGGTGGGCCGAGTGTGGCCGGTGCTGGTGCGCCGAGCGTCACGCCGCCGACTCCGTCTGGCAGTCCGACGTTTTCTTCGTACAAGCCGGATAACGGGGTCAATGCCTTTCAGGGGCAGGAGCCGGGGAAACCCGCTACGCCACCCGCGGGCGCGGTCACGATTCCTTATTCGGCCCTCAGTCCGTTTGCACCCGGCTGGCACACGGATTTGGGCTACTACGTGGATTCGGCTGGGCGGACCTACGACACTACGACGCACCAGCAGTTGCCGGGCTCAGTGATCGACGCACGCAACGCCGCTGGCCCGACAGCCACACCGCCCCCCGCACAGCCGTGGTGGCAAAAGGCTGGACTACCCTCTGACCCATTCGCCTCTAAATCTGGCACTGGCGATACGCCAACAACCTACGTCGGTGGTGATGGGACCGTCTCTCCGACGACATACGGCACGGGCGGCAATCCGAACGGGTTTACGCCCCCCACGGTTCCGCCGCGCCCACCGGACATTCCGACAAGTCCGTTGACGACGCAAGCGACGAATGCAGCGAGTGATTGGCTGAAGAACCCCAACCCGTACTCGCAGGAGTTGATTACCTCGCTCTGGAACGACAAGGCGGGGCAGATCGACGCGCAAGCAGGCCAAGCGGAACGGGCACTGACCGCGGACCTCTCACGCCGCGGGATTACGGACTCCACGTTCGGCGGCGAGAAGCAACAGGCGCTAATCGGTTCAACGCGCAGCGCGAAGGAAGCGGCGCTGAATCAGATCATGGAGGAAGCGGCGAACGCCAATGCGTCGAGTCGCAATGCGTCGTTGCAAGCCGCGACGGGCCTCTCGAACAATGCGTTCAACCAAGCGTTGGCGCAGTGGAACGCGAAGGAAGCCGCAGCGGGGCAAGACTGGAACCGCATCATGGACGTGAACGCGAGCGACCAGAACAGCCAACTCGCCTACCAACAGTTCTTGGAATGGCTCTACTCGCAGGGGAAGGTCTAACATGGCGTGGTCATGGGGCGGGGCCGCTACGGGCGCAACGAAAGGCGTCTCGGCGCTGGTCGATTTACTGCAACAGGACGAAGCGAAAAAGCGGCAAGACGCGATCGACGAGGAGAACCGGAAGCAGCGGGCCTTGACGAACGCTCGCGGCGCGCTGGCCGACAAACTGACCGCGACGGAACACTTAGGCGCACTGAACGACCAAGGCGGCTTTGCGACCGACACCACGCAAACGCCCGTGAGCCGGACGCCGGGGCTCGCGGCGATGCCGACGATCGGGAATGTGCCACGTGGAACATCGGAGAACGCGACGAAAGCCACCACGACGCGCCGTCCGTTGGCGCTCGCGGATTTGCTGTCGCCGGACGCGAACATTGGGGTAGACCCGACGCAATCCAAGGCGGCGATTCAGCAACGAGCGCAAGGTGCAGCGTTAACGCGGTTCACGCAAACGCACTCTGATGCGGACAAGGCTGCCGCACTGGCCGCTGGCGTCCCACCCGCGCAACTGGACGAAATTGCCGCCAAGCCCGTCGCCGCTCCTCCCGCGCCGAAACTGCCGGGCGGCTTTGAGCCGACGGACGAGGGCCGGAAACTCTCGACGCTTTACCAAGGCGGTGTCGCGCACGCGACGCACGTTGCGGAACCTGAGACGTGGCACGATGAGCCCATGCAAGTCCCGCAGCCAGATGGCACGATGAAAACCGTGCAGGGCCAGCGGTCGAGTCATGGCGCGTGGAAACCCATCCCCGGCCAAGGCGGTGCTGGTGGTGCGGGAGCGATGAGCGGCCAGACGATGCAAACGTTGGGGCGCATGGGAACGAGCTTCAATGACCTTTCGCAGTCCATTGACCAGATGGAGAAGATGGAAGCGGACCCAGCGTTTCGTGCCAAACTCACCTCGCTCAACAAAGCAGCGATGGCCGGGGCGGAGACGCATCCCAACATGGAAGCGCACGGCCTTGGCGGCTTCGTGTCCAACATGGGCGGTCAATTCCTCGCCGGAAAAGCGCAGGAGCATTTGGACCCGCAATTGAACACATACTTGAACCTCCGTCAGCGCGTCGGCACGGCCTTTACTGAACTCCTCCCACGACCCAATCAAGCGTTGCTCCAGTTGGAGAAGGGAATGTCTGGGATCGACGTGGGTTGGAACGATCAACTTATGGCCGGGGTGCAAGCGCGTCGCCGCGGTGGGCTGGATGTGCTCAAAAACATTCTGGCGCAGCAGGGAATGTTGGACGAGAATGGCCGCGTCTCAGGCAAGAAAAACACGCCGGGCGCAGGTGGTCGAAGCGGCAATCCTCCCGCGCCGACAGTGACCGCTCCCGCGAACCCCGCCACGTGGATCAAAGCGAACCCGCAACAGGCAGACGAGTCCGACGCGGCGTACAAAGCGCGCTACCACAAAGCGACGGGACAGCAATAGATGATCGGGCAGCCGGACGACGATCCCTTCGACGCGGCGCTGAAGCAAGCGCGGGGGCAGGGGCAGCAAGCACCGCCACCCCCGGATGATCCCTTTGATGCCGCACTCAAAGCGCACCGCTCCCAGACTCCCACGCCGGGCCACGTCCCCTACACGCCCAAGCCGGAACCAACACCCCCGCCCTCGATTGCCTCCACGATCCGCGGGGCGCTCTTTGACGCGCTGAACTTGCCGCCCGTTGTGAAGGGGATGGCCGAGGACGTGACGACGCACCCGCTCAGAACCGCGATCAATGTCGGCCAAGGGGTGCCGGGCGGGAAGGCCGCGCAAGCCGGATTTGCGGTGATGGGTAGCCATTTGCCGGGCTGGACTGGTTTGCGTCCCTCGCCTGGGCCGATGACCTACGCTGACGCCTTGTCTGCGCTCGATGACGAGACGAAAGACACGCCGTTGCTCGAGCGTATCGCCTCCAAGATTCCCGGCGCGATGGTCACGGGGTCCGCGCTTCCCGCGTTGGGGCCGATGACGAGTTGGGCCACGGCGGGAAAGACCGCGTTGACGGGCGCAGGGTTGAGCGGGACGGATCGGTTGCTGGCGGGGACCGATGAATCGCTAAGCGATCGGCTGAAAGGCGCAGCGACGTCCGCGGTGATTGGCGGGGTGGCGGCTCCGGTGATTTCGGCGGGGGGCGATTTCCTCAACACGCTCGCCAAACGATTCCAAGCGCCGACGATTGGGACGAATATGGACGCTCGGAAGCTGGCTCGGTCTGAAGCCTCGGGGCCACTGTATGACAAGTTTCGCGCCCTCGGAGAACTCCAGCCTACGCCAAAACTAAACGAGGCGCTTTCGACGCCGATCATCCAGAAGGCCATCGCCACGGTGAAGGGCGAGAGTCCAGAAATGATGAAGATGGCCGACACCGATGCTCGCGTGCTGGCTGATGCCTATGAACTCGTTGGCAACAAAGCGTGGCGCGCCCATAACGGCTACCGTCTCTCCGGCACGCGGGAATTTTTCAAGCAGGCGATTGATGATGCGAGCGGGGGGAATTTCGCGCCAGCGGTGAACACATTCCGCGACGCTTCGCAAGAGATGAACGCTGTTACCCGCGGCAACATGGCGACGAAATACGCCGCGTCACCACTCGGTGCTCCAGAAACAAAAACCGATCTTTCCCCATCAGCGTTTGCGCGCTGGGCACCAAGCGCAACGCCGGATGAACTCCAAGCAGCTACCGAAGGTATCGGGGGACGGCTCAAGGGCTCGCCGATCCTCGCTCGCGTGGGATTCAAGCACGTTGGCATCCCTGTCCCCTTCCCATCACCCGCGATGCGCGCTGCGCCGGATTTGCTTGAACAGACGGGCGCAGGCTTGTCCTCCCGCGTGCGAAATACCGCCCTTGCTGATTTACTCGCCTCCCTTACCTCCCGCTAACCCCCATTTCTATGCAATCCCCGCTCCAGTTGGTGTATGAAGGGCAAGTCGTGACGCTCGTTGATCGGGAGCGTGTGACGCCCGCCGTCGTGACTCGCGTGGTGCAGCAATACCGCGGCCCCCTGACGTTCCTCGATGTCCAGCCCGAAGGAGAAACGGGAACCCGCAACAACGTACCGTGCGAGTCGATGCGCGGGCAGAGCACGACGTTCTGGAAGGTTGCCGATGTCGTGCTGACGCCCGTTGCGACCGTCGCGGTAGAGGTTGCCCCAGAGCCGGAACCATTGCCCGCATCAGTCGTGGTGGAAGTGCCGGAAGTCGCAGAGGCCGCGCCTGAGTTGTTCGCCGCTCCCGTGTTGGATGCGGAACCGACGTTGGACGACGCGCAGTAAAACCTTCACGCCGAGCGACCGACGATGGCCCTCGACCTGAGCTGGATGACCCAAGCGATCCCCACGACGATGCCGGATTCGTTCACGCTGGTGAAGGACGGCTTTGGGGCGCTCTGTGCGATCTGGATATTGAAAACGGTGATGGCCCTCCGCACGACGATGACCAACGTAAGTCACGCCCTGTTTGGCAATCCAGATGTTCGGGAGCCCAACGGCTTGATGCACGACGCCTCGAAAGTGAAAGAGGCGGTGGAGCGGGTGGGCTTAGATTTCGGGCGGCACGTGCGGGAAGAAATGGACTGGCAGAACAGCGTGACGCGGCGGCTCGAAGAAAATAACGGCTTGGTA